GCTTCCGGCCCACGTGAGGAAATGTCGGCCTACGCGCCGCGCCTTTATACCTTCAAGATCAATCCGGAAAAGATCCGTGACGTCATCGGCAAGGGCGGCGCTGTCATTCGTGCGCTGACCGAAGAAACGGGCACCACGATCGATATTCAGGACGACGGGACGATCACCATCGCAGCAACCAGCGGTGAAGCGGCTGCTGCAGCTCGGGCTCGGATTGATGCCATCACAGCTGAAGTCGAAATCGGCAAGATCTACGAAGGTACCGTACTGAAAGTTCTTGATTTTGGCGCGATTGTTTCGGTGCTTCCGGGCAAGGACGGTTTGTTGCATATCTCCCAGATCGCTCAGGAACGCGTCAATAAGGTCGAGGACTACGTCAAGGAAGGCCAGATCGTTCGCGTCAAGGTTCTCGAGACTGATGATCGTGGTCGCGTCAAGCTCTCCATGAAAGCCGCTGCAGCCGAAGAGGGTACAGCGCAAGCAGTAGCGGCCCCGGTTGTTGTTGAGCAGCAGCAACAGCAGTAATCGCTGGAATGAGGTTTTTCGTGAAAGCGAGAAACATCATTCCCGGTAAAGAAAAAGGGCACCTTTCGGTGCCCTTTTATTTTTGCGGTTTTTCGGAGTTGACCGCAGCAATAGCCAAAGATGAGGCTACTTCGCCATTTGTCTTTCTTTCATCTCGTCCAGCGTCTTGCAGTCGATGCACAGTGTTGCCGTAGGGCGTGCTTCCAGGCGCTTGATGCCGATTTCGACGCCGCACTTATTGCAGAAACCGTAGTCGCCGCTTTCGATGCTGCTCAGGGTCTCATCGATTTTCTTGATCAGCTTGCGCTCACGATCGCGATTGCGCAGCTCAATTGCAATATCGGTTTCCTGGCTAGCGCGATCGTTCGGGTCGGCGAAAACCGTCGCCTCATCCTGCATTGTATGAACTGTGCGATCAATATCTTCGCCCAATTCCTTTTTCAAGGTTTCCAGAATTTTGCGGAAATGCGCGAGTTGCTTCGCGCTCATGTAATCCTCGCCCGGCTTGGGTTCGTACGGTGCGAAATGTTTGTGGAGCAGGTCTTCTGCCATTTTCTTGTGAGCCCTAATGACCAAAAGGGCGATTTAATATCAGAAAGGCTTGGCTGAAGCAAGAAAAGTTTGTTTTAAAAAGATAGGCTCTAGATCTGGTGCGGGTTTCCGGGTGGTGCTATAATATTGCTTCTGTGTCGGGGCGTAGCGCAGCCTGGTAGCGCATCTGCTTTGGGAGCAGAGGGTCGTGAGTTCGAATCCCACCGCCCCGACCAATTCCCTCCTTGTGTTTTTGTGTCACCCTCAAGTGCCCGTAGCTCAACTGGATAGAGCAGCTGCCTTCTAAGCAGCAGGTCGGGGGTTCGAGTCCCTCCGGGCACACCAAATAATCAAGCACTTAGGCGATATTTTGGTGGTGGGAAAAACCTCATCTAGCAGGTATCTAGCAGCATTATTTATTTTGCTAGACAGAAAAATTAACGCTCAATAGTTGGCATAGCTTCAACTTGTGACGCGCAAAGGCCAGCCAGCTCACCGACTACCCGGCTCACGCCATCGCCAACAATCCACCATGAATTCCCATAGCGTTGGACAGATAATCCACGTTCAGCGCATAGCTGCCGGGCTTGGTGGCGTAGGTCTTCAATGTTCGGCATGTAATTCTGTTTCAAGTTGAATGTAGAGATAGGCGGCATCCCAGGAATCAAACGCCTTCACCTGATAGCGGTCAGCGTGCGCTGCAACATTGCCGACACAGGCCCGCTCTTGCTGGCGTTGAATCTTCATTGGCAGAAGCGTCAGGCGGGCGGCGCAAAGGTGGCAAATGCCAAAGGTGAAACACTTTTGAGCGTCATCTCTGAAGGCGTACATGCGGCCCAATTGTTTCATCGGTCGCTTGCACATGGGGCATTGATGCGTCATAGGTTAATCAGTGAAACACCGGCCACGCGCCCCGAAAAGTTCCTGTCTGGAGAAGGCGCTGCCGGCTGTCGGGGTTTTCTTATGACGTGGCACTTTCCGACTAATCCACGTCCGGCACATCGCTTTCGCGCCCTCGCCGGCAAAGGGTCATCAAACAAAAAACACCTCACCACTTGAGGCGGGCAGATCGTTTGCATGGGCAGCAATCCCAAAGGCCATTGCCATCGCTTGCAATCCGTCAATGCGGCCCGTGGCACGGCTCTTATCCAGCTTCCGGGCTCCCGTTGGGTCTTTGGTGACAACAGCATTAGCGGCGCACATGGATAGCACCGGGTGATTGCCGTGGCGTATGCGGCCATTCAGCAATTCAGCTTCCAGATGATCCAAGGCCGGGGCTATATCCTTAAAGCCTTGACCGTATTCAACCAGGGGCAAATCAGAGCCAATGCGCTCCAATTCCTTGCGGAGCAATTCAATACGCCAGCGATCGTAGGCAATCGCCTGAACATTCAGGCCGGATAGAATCCTTGCCAAGTCGGTCGCGACAAAGCCGTAATCCACGGTTGCCCCGGGCGTTGTCAGCAGGAAGCCTTGACGGTGCCAAAGGTCATAGGGTGATCTATCCCGCTTGGCGCGATCCAGCAAACCTTGGTTGGGTGTCCAGAAATAGGCGTGCGTTTGCCATTTGCCCTCAATCTTGCCGACAACTACCAGGGCGGTTAAGTCGGTGCGGGCGCTCAAGTCCAAGCCACAATAAACCGGCGTATCGTCATCAAACGCTTGAACATCGCCGGCGCAGGATTTCCACACGTCCGGCGATATGAATGGCGACTCGGTGCTGACACGTTGATTGAGTAGCAGATTGCGTGCGGCATTTTCAGCGGAGGGCATCCGTTGCGCTTGCGTCATCTGCTCACGCAAATCATCCTCATTGCGGAATAATCCTAATGCCGGGTTAGCAGCTTTCCAGGCGGTTTCGTCCATCAGGTCGCAACCTTCCGGCGCTTTATACACGTGCGAAACAATCCGCGGGTCTTGGGATTTCTCGGCATCGTCTAGCCATACGCTGAAGAGGTCGGCATCACTGGCAGCACTGGTAGAGATAGCGATCAGCAGCGGTGCGTCATGTGCGCCTTGGCTCGTCGTAATGGCGTCTATGAAATCCGATTGAGGCCCGCGGCATTGGCCGGTTTCGTCGAGGATTGCCAAAATTGGTGAAAGCCCATGCGCCGTTTTGCCGTCAGCAGCAAGGGCTCTGTATTCAGTATTCAACGGCAATCCCAACAGCCGTTTGCTTGAGGGAATGATGCGCACAATGCTAGAAAGTTTCGGGGAGAGCATCACCATCTGGCTTGCCAGTCGAAAGACCAGGGCGGCTTGGTCGCGGCTCATGGCACCGCTCACCAGTTGTGCGTTTAACTTGGCTTCAGGGCCGACAAGGCTGGCTAAAAGTAAACCGGCGATCAGGCCAGTTTTCCCATTCTTGCGGGCAATACTGAGATAGGCGCGGCGGGTGCCGGCTGGGTTGTCGTAAATGTCCCGGATAAATTGCTTCTGGAAATCAGCCAGGACTAGCGGCTTGCCGACTTTTTGGCCGTCAGGGGTCAAGCAATGGCGCTCTATGAACGCGATAACCTTTTCGGCGCGTGTCGTCACTTGACGGCCCGTAGGGTAGGAATCAGGTCGTCTTCTTCGCTTTCAGCAGCGCGTTCATTGGCTAATGCCTTGGCACCGTCAGCAGATCGGCCCACAGTAGCTTGCGCATGTACGTGTAGCACCCTGGCCAGCGATACGACACGCTTGCTCAATGTTTCCAGCATCACAGCCTTCTGATTGATCTTGCCCTCTAGTACGTAGCCTTCTGCGTCAATGTCGGCTTGTAGTTTTTCAATGTCAGCTTGTGCGCGTGCCATCGTTGCGGCGGTCGTCAGGTCGGAGGCTGTCCAGGTATCGCGGGCGCGTGATTTAACAACAGCATCCCAGAATGGCCGGTCGCCATCACGCAGCGTAATATGCGACGGAGGATTCAGCGGCCCCAAGGCGGCAGACTGCGCAGCAACTACGGCAGCGGCGGCAGAATCAGAGCGGCGGCGTTTTGCGACTACTTTCATCTTTTGGGCTCCAGTTGCCTATTTTTTAGGCAGTTCATTGCAGTTAGCAAGCAAAGACGGGTAACCAGTCGGTTGGAGCTCGTCGGTTGCTCGTGATTTCTCCAAGTTCCAAGGATGGCTTGGGTCAATCGGCATCCCATTTACATCGCATCCCATGTAGACGTTGTGTCCCATGTCCCGCATCGTTTGCTTCGAGTGGCATGGTTTGCACAATGGCTGAAGCGACTCCAGGCGGTTGTCGCTTGGCCCGTTGCGGTGATCTACTTCCGTCGCCACAACGATCAGGCCGCGTGCTTTGCAATGCCGGCACAAGGGCTCACCACGCAACACGGAGGCCCGTAGCTTGCGCCAAGCTGCGCCATCAAGGGCAAGGGTGCGGCCATTGGCTTCGCGCTTATCCTTGAGCGTTCTCATGCTATGCGGCTCCCTTTGGCGGCTGTCCGGACTTGAACTTGTTTGACGGAAGCTTAGGCAGGTTTTCCAACTGGCGAACCTCGTCGACGGTCATCCAGCCATCGCTAATCGCATCGTGATAGAAAGCTGATCGGGTGGCACTGTCACCACGCAACAAGCCTTCAAGGCCATGCTCGGCAAAGTAGATGCGTCTTCCGGCTTCGGTCAGGAGTTGCCTGGAAATGGCTTGCTCCCAGGCCAGCAAGTGACGGCGCAGGCAGAGTGTGACGAATTGGCGGGCAAGCTCCACGGAGTTACTATAATTGGCACTTTCCATAGATTGAACAATTACAGGTGGAACTCTGAACAGTCGGCAAACTTCAATCACGCTGAACTTGCGGGCTTCGATATACTCCGAATCTTCGAGCGACATGCTAACGGTCTGGTAGTCCAGGCCCTCATCAAGTACCGGGGTGCCGCCTGCTTTGTATTGCTTCCAGCTTTGCGCCAATGCTTTGCGCTGCTCGGGATTCAGCCGGCCCGGTGCCTTGAGTAC